GTCGGTAATCGTCGATGCTTTTGTAACGACGAAGCCGTGGATCGGCTGACTTATCGTGCCGGTAGACGCCTCGACAAAGTCATTCGAGTCAAATTGAGCGGTCGGTCGTCCGTTTAGTGTAAACACCGCCGAACCGTCGTATATCTCCGGCTGTGCAGTCGTCGTGGATTGTGTCGCGTCGAAGCCGTTTCCTGATTGATCGTAAAACGTGACAACAAATCCAGTCGCGCTGCCGCAGTGCGACGCGATGGCCGCCGTGTCCAGGTCGCCGTTAGAGTCGAATCCAATGTCGGTTTCTGTGTTGCCGCTGCCTTCTCGGATGCGGATAGCGTTGCCGGTGTATGCTGTCCGAAGTTTCCGCACAGAAAAGGCAGCCAATGCGTTGGGGTAGTCATCTAGCAGCACGGCCGCAGTGACTGTGCGCTCCATCTTCAACGACACGGGCAGCGTGCCGCGCGTATTGGCCGTGCCGTCGGTATCGTTCAAGCCAGCCAGTAGCGCGGCCTTGGCTGTGGCGAAGGTGGCGTTGCTCGCGGGCTGCGTCGTGTATTGCGTCCAGTCGGCCGACGTATCCGGGTCTGCATCGAACTTGTCGGAATAAAATAGCGTGCGGTTGATCGTGTTGGTCTCACCGACATCGCTGACCTCGCTCTCCGCGTAGCCGTCGCCGTCCGGCCGCGCCGTGTAGTAGATCTCCGTCGTCGTGGTCGCGCCGCTGCGCGCGGTCTCGGCCTCGGTGTCGTAGCGGCCCGAGTAGCTGTCGTTCGGCGTGTCGTTCGTGCGTCCCGCGCCCATGACGATGACGCTGCCGGCGGTCGCGTGCCGGCGTGTCACCAGCGCGACCTTTTGCACGAGCTCCGTGTCGCCCGTTGGCCTGGTCGTCGTCATCGCGCCCGCTGTCGTCGGGCTCACGTAAAGCGCGTCGCCTGCGTCCCAAGCCGGCGTGTCCGTGTCCAGGTTCAGCAGCGTGCCAGCTGCCAGCACGTAGCCCTCGTCGCCATCTGCCAGGTCGGTCAGCACCAGCCCGATGGCTGGCATGGTCGCCGCGGCGTCGGCCTTGGCCTTCTCGATCGTCGGCTTGCCGCTGCCGCCATGCGTGCCTGACACGTAGACCGGCGTGCCCTTGTCGATCTGCGCGCCGCTGTCGTTCTTGACGTCAACCAGCACTTGCGGCTCGGAGTAGAACCGCATGCCGTTGTCGGCGTCCTGCGTGATCTTTACCTCGACGCCCTCGGTCTCGGTGCCGACGACGTTCAGGAAGTCCTTAAGCAGGGCGACCTTGTCGCGTGTCGTGAAGTCCGCCATTTAGATGTCGTCCTTGATCTCGCGGCTGCTGCCGTATTGCCCGATCTGCTGGATGCCGATCGTGTAGGTCTCGGTCGGACCCGGCGTGTAGCCCGCGCTTGTGGCGCGCGTGTCGCCGAAGTCGAAGTAGCGGTCGCGCAGCGTCGCCGAGCCGGTGCGCCGGCTGTCCAGCGTGTAGGTGTCGAACACAGTGTCGGACGCGTCGCCGCGGTAGATCGTAAACTTGTAAGCCTCGAAGGGCTCGTCCAGCGTGTGCGGCGGCTGCGTGCCCAGCGGCAGCACCGTGCGCTCCCAGTGCGTCGGAATGCCGGACCCGTCCTCAACCTCGAACCGGGTGCCCGTCGTCGCGCTGTAGGTGCGCGTGATCTTGCGCACGGGTAGCGGCAGGACATTGCCGAACACCGGCGAGCTGAACGGCGTCTCCGTGGTCGTCTCGAGCGCGCCGCCCGCCGGCACGACCTTGTAGTCCAGCGAGCTGGGCGTCGGCCCCACGAACTCCCGGAAGAACAGCCCGCCGATGCTCTGGTTGAGCATCACGATGTAGTAGCTGGTGTCGCGCGCCGCACCGCTAGTGCCACGCAGACCTCGCAGCCAACCGCCCAGCGTGTAGCTGCCATCCGCGTTGGCGCTGATGGTCGTCCAGGCTGCGATCTCCACGTCGGACGGGTCGCTGGTGCTGACCAGCGCGCACCAGTTCTGGCCGGCCTCGGCCTGCGCCTGCGTGCATGCGGCCAGCGCCTCGGTGCCCTCGTTGAGCCAGATGACATCGACCGTCTGGCTGCGCAGAGTCACGGTCGTGGTGCCGTATTCCTCGCTCGGATCCTGCTGCGACAGCGTGCCGCCCAGCAGGCCCACCGCGGCCGAACTGCCGACGACGCCCTGCGGCGCGTAGGTGCCGCTGTCCTTGCTCTCCCAGACGGTAGCAGACTGCAGGGTGCCGCTCAGGTCGGCGACGGCCAGCATGACGCCAGGCGTCGTGATGTGCGCGTTGTCGATGGCTGGCCCGTCGATGGCCACAGTCAGCAGGGTGGCGGTGACCGAGGTCTGCTGCGGCACCACGGTGCTCGAGGTCTGCACGGGACTGCCAGCCACGGCCAGCGCGGTGAGCTCGGCCACGGCCGTGATGTTGACGAGGAAGTTGGCCCCGATGTCGCGTTGGATGATGCGCGCCGTGTGGTCGATGCCCTCGTCGTCGGTCCAGGTGATCAGATCGTTCTCGAGCAAGTGCAGGTAGGCCGCCGGCAACGTCATGCGGTACGTGCGCCGGTTGACCCAAGCTCGCCGCATCAGCGTCGTCGTGAGGTTGCGCGCCTCGCGGCGGGTCAGGACCATGCTCGACAGGTCCATCGTCTGCTCGTTGGTGTGATCGATGCCCTCCGGGTTGCGCAGGCCGAAGTGCTCATAGCCGATGCTGAACGCCGCGTCCGGGTCTTGGAAGCGCACGCCGATGCTCGTCGGCATGTCGGCCTCGGGCTTGTCCTCCATCTGCACCTTGTCGACGCCCGCTCCTTGGCCGTCGATGCTGGTGCCCAAGTCGGACAGCGCCGTGCCGTTCTCGAGCTGGACGCTGTCCGCCTGGTCAGTGTCGAACAGGTGCACGACGCCGTTGCGGTCCTGCCCGAGCACTTGGCCGGCAATCAGCATCGGCTGCACCTGCGACATGGTCGCGGTAACGCCGCGAACGAACGCGCCGCGGAACGGGCGCTGGCTGACCTTGCTGGCGTCAATCTGCGTATTCAGCAAGTCGCCGCGCTGCAGGATGGCCTCGAGCGCCTGCGGCCAGGTCATGGCCTGATCAATGTCTAGTATTGCTTCCAGGTTGGTTGGCAGCTGATCGCCAAATGCGCTGACATAGCAATCCTCCAACCCTTGCGAAGCCATGCCGCGATAGTTGGATGTCTCACCGCTGCCAAAGTCCGTAAGCAGGATGGCAGGCTGGCCCTGCGTCTGCCGGCCGTCGTTGAACTCGGCCTCGGGGTCAAAGCCCTGCGGGAACACGCCCGTCGTGAACTGCTGCTGCTCCACAAAGTCGACGACGATCTGCTTGCCGCTGACCGGGCTGATGGACGCGCTGTTGCCAACGCCTGACAGCGTCGCACCCGTGTCAATGTTCACCCCATCACCGAAGAAGAAGATGACCTCGCCGGTAACCGTCGTTCCCCCGCCGCCTGCTGCGGCCAGGTCCAGGTTGCGCACGATGACCTGGTCGCCGACGTTGAATACATTCCGCGGGTCGATGTGCGTGCCGTTTCTGACCTGCGTGATGGCCTGACCGAAAATATTGACCCTGCACGTGGTCTGCGTGCCGCCAATCGCGTCATCGACGCGGCGCAGGCTGGCAGGGCTGAACGGTGTCCCGCCCGTGTAGGACAGGCTGGTAACGCTCTGACCGTCGATCGGCTGCACCGTCATCGTGCTGCCTGCCGTCGGCGTCGCGCCGCTGACTGACACGACCTCGTAGTAGGTGTTGTTGAACGTCGTCGTTCCTGCGCTGCGCACAAAGTCGCGCGGGATGACGATGTCGCCGACCGCGAACGTGTCGCGGAAGTCCGGATCGAACTCGTCGACAAGGCTGATCGCCACGTTGCTGCCGTCAACCGCGGCCGACAGGTTCTCGCTGGTGACGCCCAGCAGGTTGCGCTCGTTGAACAGGATGAGCTGGCCGTTGCCGATCAGTTGCAGCAGTTCGTTGGTCGGGCGGTCGTTCAAGTGCAGCAGCGCGTTGACGAACACGCGGCGCAGGCTGACGTTGGTCCCGCCTTTGCTTCCACCTCCGACACCCTCCTCGCGCGCCTTGCTGCTTTGATACATGGCGTGCACTGGCACGCGCATGCGAGCACCGATAGCAAACGTCCGCGGCGCACCAGGGCCTTGTTCGCTTGCGGGCAGGCTGGCCAGTTGAGGGAACCGCGCCTCGTCAGGCTTGCCGGCCAGCCTGGGATAGATGGCCGTCGTGTCGATATAGGCAGCCACCAAACCGGCAGCCCAGCCGACATACGGCACCGCAGCAAACGCACCACCCGCTGCTGCTGCTCCTATCGCTACGCTCGCCATGCGATCCCCCTGATGTTCCAGCCCTGCACGGCCTGCCTACGCCACACGCCACGCATGACACGGTTGCGCGGCGACCACGCATGCACGCAGAGCGTGCCGCGGTCTACGTCCTCGAGCGGCACCACGACATGGCGCGCGCCGCCCAGGAACGGCACCTGCCAGATGTGCGCGGTCGCCGTGTCCTCGGCCTTGTCGCAGAAGTCCGACAGGCCCTCGAGCAGCTCGTCCTCGGTTGGCTGCGGGCTGTAGAGCGGCGTCTCGCCGAGCTCCAGGCCGGCGGCCACCGCCGCGGCGTATGGCACGCCGACGCAGTCCAGACCCGATGCAGGGATGCGCCCGGCATGCCTGAACGTCGCGCCGACTAGGCGGCGAGCTGCGTCTGCGTAGTCCTGCCAGGGGATCATTCGATGACCGGCTCCCGGATGTTGCTAGCAGTCGGCTCGAGGTCACTGCCGCCAAAGTTGGCCTGGTTGCTGAACTTGTCCTTGCAGGTGTCGAACAGGCCGTTGCACCCGGGCTTGACGTCGCCCTCGTCGCCCGCGGCGATGACTTGCAGCGTCGGGATCAGCAGCCGGCATTCCCGCGTGCTGTAGGTGAACCCCACGATGGGGCTGACCTGCCCCACGTTGTCGCCGCTCGTCCAGATGATCGACCCGTCGCGGTAGTAGTCGTCGACCTGCGCGGCCACCGGCGGCGCGAAGCTGGCCGTCGTAAAGCGCACCGTCATGTAGTCATCGGGCACGCTGTCGACCACGGCCGTCGTGATCGTCTCCGCGCTGATGTCCGCCTGGCAGAACGGGCCTGCGAGCTCGTATTGGCAGGTCTGCGAGAAGTAGCCACCGAAGCGCCCACCCGTCGGCCGGCGCAGCTTCTGCGTCACGCTCTCCATCGTTCCGACGAAGTTGGACCCGTCGAACACGATGCGCGTGATGATCCGCTTGTGACGGCTGTAGACGATGGCAGGCCGGCACCAGTCGACCACGGTCAGGTAGACCGTCGCCCCGCGATACTTCTGCTGCTTGAGCTGCGGCAGCGTGATGGTCGTGCCGTCGATGACGCCGCGCACGTCCTGGTCACCAGCGCGCAGGCCGCCCTCGCGTCGATCCGCACTTAGGCTGCCCAGCACGATCGGCAGGTAGGTGCGGTTCTCGACAGTGACCTTGCGGTCGTGGTCCGTGAACAGGAGCTCGCTGCCGTCGAGCGCGACGACGCGCAGACAGTGCGCTAGGTGCTTGCCGCGGTTGTAGCGCAGCAGATCCTCGGCCATGCGTCCGGGTCGCGTCGTCATATCGTGCCCTCGCTCCCGTCGATGTTGCCGGCCACGACCTTGGTAAACGTGGTCCCGCTGGCCACCTTGATGGCGAAACCTCCTTGGCCAAAGCCTCCAGCCGTGTCGCTGCTGTCGCCGCCGGCCGCGCCCGGATCACCGCCACTGCCACCAGTGCCCGCCGGCGCGCCGTTGTTGACGCCGCCGCCGAGGCCGGCCTGGTTGAGGAACCCAGGTGTGCCGTTTCCGCCGTAGCCAAACCCCTGGCCGGCAGGGATGGAGCCAGTCAGCCCTCGAGATGAGAACTTGTAGCCCGCGCCGCCGCCGCCGCCAGGGCCGCTGTAGATGCCGCTGCCGCCGCCTCCGCTGCCGCCACCGCCGCCACCTTGGATGCGGCCGTAGTTGTAGAGAATCGTCGTAGTGCGCACGTAGAGGCCGTCCCCGCCGTCCTCGGCAATAACAATCGATCCGTAGGTCGGGCTGGCCGGCGTGCCACCCGTGATCGGTGCACCCGTGCCACCGCGACCGCCGCGGCCTGCGATGTAGCCATTGTCCAGCACCGTGAGAATGATGACGCTGCCCGCCGGGAACGTGCCCGTGTCCATGGCCGGCAACGTCGTCTCGTTGCTGCCCACAGCTCCTACAGTCGCGCTGCCCTGCGGCCCCACGAACACGTTGACGCGCGCAGGGTTTGTGCCCGCATAGCCCAGCTGGTCGCACATCGTGCGGATGTTGGCGTTGAGGTTCAGGCCCGGCCCGAACTCGATGGTGAACTCGTCGACCGTGATCGTCTGCGCCGAGCTCGCGCTGCCCGTCGCCGTCTCGATGATCCAGGTGCCGTTCTGCGTGCTTGTGTCCGTCAGGTAGCACACAGCCAGTTCGCCCGGGTTGAGCAGCACCAGCTGCGTGCCGCTGTTGTTCTTGACCGCCGTCTGCAGCGAGGCGCTGCTGTTCCAGACCGTGTAGACCGGCCCGCCCGTGCGCAGCAGCCGCGCGTCCTGCAGCAGCACGCTGGTGCCCGGCGACTCGATAAAGCGCGCCGCGCCTGGTACGCCGGACGGCAGGGGCATCACGCCATCGACGCCGCTGTTGAGGTGATACCCACCCCACATTTCCTCGACGGCTGTGTGTGTCATTAGTAGACGATCCAGGTGGCCGTGGTCGTGCCTCGAGCAAGCGCCACGGTCTTGGTCGTGCCGGCGCTGATCGTGCTGCCGACGTTGCTGCCTGATTCGTCCACGAGCTGCAGGCTACCCGTCGCGCCCGTCTCGCAGTGGATGACGAAGATCTGCCCACCGCCCGGGATGCGTGCAACCGGCGGCAGGTAGACGTTGATGGCCGCGCTCGGATCGTAGCTGTGCAGCATGCCGCCGTTGAGCGCGAGCACCTGCGTCGTGCTAACCGTGCCGTGATCGGTCGCGCCGCCGGCAAACCACCGCTCGGGCTGCTCGACCTCGGACAGCACCTCGATGCAGTCCAGGGTCGGGATGTCCCAGATCTCGTAGCCGCTGGCCTGCAGCTGCATGAACTGATCCACCTCGCTGGTGAACCGCACCGGGACGTCGAACTTGCAGCCCGCGCGCACGACCACGCCCGCGGTCGGCGCGGTGTTCATCACGACCTCGCCGGCCGCCGATACTGTGAACGCCGTCGTCGCCACGTTGTCCAGGCTGACCACGACCGTGCCGTCGACCGGCAGCGTCAGGCTGCGCTGGTAGGGCGCGTCGCCGTCGGCGTCGTAGACCTTGATCAGTTGGAACGTGTCCTCCGACCCGTCGCCAGTGCCGATGATGACGTCCGTGTTGGTCGGATCGGTGACGCCGTCGTCGTTGGTCGTGAAGTCGGCCCAGTCCTTGAGACGGAAGCTGTGCAGGCTGCCGCGCCGGCCGAGGCCGAAGGCCTTGATCGCCTGCGCCTGCGTAGGCGTCTGCAGTGCCTTTCTAAGGCGGAAACGGTGCCGCCCCTGGCTCTGCCTAGCCACCCGGAACTCGTGGCCGCTGGAGGTCTCCTGGACGATCGTGGAGAAGCCCGCGCCGCTGATGCCCTGATACTCGAAGTCGTCAGGCAGGGATACGTCGTGGAATGCCATCTGTTGTTACCTCGGGGGCGAGAACCCTGCGGTCACGTTGCCACCAGCGCCAGCGTTGGCCAGCTCCTGCGTCTGCGTCGGTGCGAATGCGCCGCCAACCGCGCCGCCGATCTGACGGAACACGCCCTGCGCCGCGATCTGCGCGAACTGGCGCACAAGCTCGGCCATCGCCTGGCGCGCAGTCATCGTGCCCTCGGCCACGCGGAAGAAGGCGTCGCCGATCGTCTGGCCGAACTGCTCGCCTTGTGCGATCAGCTCGTCCATGCGCTGCTGCGCTAGCACGGCCTGCTCGGCCGCGTATTGCTGCATCTGCGCGCCGGCCTGGACGCCCGCCTGGATGCCGAAGCCCATGCCGAAGGGCACGCCGAGGCCGCCGGCCCCGGCTGGCTCCTGGTAGCCGAACGTGCCCGGCATGCCCGGCTGACGCATCAGCGCCGCGCCCGTGCCGAAGCCTTGAGGGTAGACGACGCCGCCTCGAGCAAACGCGCCGCCAGGTTGGCCCACCGAGAAGATGTCAAACGGTTGCGTGCCTGGTGCACGGCCTGCGCCGATGGCTGCTGGGCCTTCAGCCTTTAAGCGTTCCGCCTCGGATTCAAGTTGGCGATATAGCGTGCGCAGAATTGCTCGCGCAGCCTCTCTGGGCACTGGCGTGATGCCATACTGCGGTGCCATTTCTGGGCGCGTCACCTGCAGTGCAGGATCCGTGACCATGCGGCCAGTGCGACCCAATCGCGGCCTGGGTAGCGGAATCATCATGCCACGCTGCATGGCCAGCAGCTCACTGACGTCAAGTCCCGTTGCCTGGGCCAGCTGCCCATAGGTGCCGCCTGCTGCCATCACGTTGGCAGCTTGACGAATTAGGTTTTGTTGCTGCTGTGCTTCAGATGCCTGACCGATTCCTAGCAATTCCGCACCAGCGCGGCTGAGCTGCACCTTCTGCATGCTGTCAGCTAGGCGCTCGAATTCGTCCGCCGCTTGTTCGGTGTCGCTAGCAAAGATCGCCATTACGGAAGCAGCACCTGCCAAGACGGTCGCGATCGTCATCAAGGGGTGCGCCCGCATGACATTGCCCAGCGTGCCGAAGATGGTCGTCGCGCCTCCGGTTGCAGCTGTGACGCTCTTCATGTCCTCGGCAAATCGCCCAAGGTCAAGCAGGGCCTGCGACGCCGCGAATGCAGCCATGGCGCTATTGCCTGACCGGAAGCCGCTGCTGATGCCCTCGAGGCCGTGCGTGATGGCCAGGCCACCGCCGGTCGCCGCGAACGCCGCGCTCATGTCACGACCCGCCGTGTGCGCGCTGTGGCCTAGCTGCTCGACCTCGCGCTCGGCCCGGTCAGCCTTCTGCGCCGTCTGATCCAGCGCCCGGTTCGCCTGCTCCAGGCCCGTCGTTACGCCGCGCGCGTCGACCGCGATCTCTAGAGTTGGCATTCCTGCGCTCCTGCCGTTGCTCGGCGTGATGTGACAACCAGACGGCGTCCATGGCGCGAAGTAGGCGACACACGCGCAGACGCTCGTCGCCAGTGTAGCCCGCGTCGGCCGCATAGTGTGAGAGGTCCGACCACGGCAGCCCGCCGGCCGCCATCCCCACTGGGCGTCCCATGCTTACAAGTTGCCAGCCATCCCAGATGGGCTGCAAGTCGGGCCAGAGAGACGGCCGCTGCTTCCAGGCTTCCGGCAGGGGCTTGTTCTTGCGCTTGCGCCATTCTGCGATCCTGCGAAGGTATTTCTCGTCCTTGCCGTGCCGCAGGTGCCACCGCAGGACGTCTGTCAGTTTCCCGCGGAGTCGGCGTCGTTGCGCACCAGCGCCGCGGCGCGCTGGCTTGCTTGGATCAGGACGAAGTCGAGCAGGTTGCGGAACGTGCGATCGGCCAGCAGCTCGGCTGCCTTGGCTTGGCTAAAGCCCACCGCCTGGCCCTTAAACGTGATGTTCTGCCAGTTGCGCACGACCGTCGCGGCCAGGGCCTTGGCGGCGGTGCGCAGGGTCAGCCGCTCAAGCTCGTCGGCCGGCGTGTCCTTGTCCCGCAGCTTGGCCATGTAGGGCTCGCGCTCGCGCTCGAGCTGCCGCTCGTAGGCCGTGCCCATCGGGACCAGCAGGATGGCCGGGACGTCCTCGGCCGGGTGTTCGACCTGGTCGCCGACGAGCTGCCCGTCACGGACGGACAGCCGCCACCACACACCGCCGTCGAGCTTGTCGGCGTCGAGCTGAATGCTAGCCAGATCCACTAGGCCCACCTCTGCATCCGGGTCGTGCATTCCTCGGTGTCGTTGAGGGTGGCCTGATACGTCACGCTGACCATCGTGTCCGTGTTGCTCCCGGTCACGTCTGCGCCTGCGTCGCTGAACTTGACCGTCGGCAGGCTGAACGTGTAGCCCCGGCTGTTGGCGTCAATCAGCGCAAACCAAATCGCCCCGGTCGTGTTGTCAGCGTAGGACTGCATTTCGGTGAAGTCCTCGAAGTAGGCGTCGAAGCTGCCGGTCACGTTGAACTCGCCCTGCCGCATCGACTGCGCGCCCAGCTTGCCGAGCTCGGTGCGCGCCACCACGTTGTTGTTGATGTTCAGCGTGATCTGCTTGGCCGGGAAGCTTGAGCCGGCGCTGCGAATCTCCGGCACGCTCAGGCTGTCCAGCACCGGGTGGTCCGTCGCGTCCGTGTAGGTCGCGCTGGCGATGAACTGGTCCGTGCCCAGGTCGCTGTCCTGGAACGTGCTGTTGGCCGCCTCGAACGTGAACGTGCCCGTGACGATGGCCTCGTCGGCGACAGTCAGGTCCAGCGTGTTGACCACGCAGCCCGTGAAGATCTGCGCCTTGCCCAGGTCCAGCCGCGCCACCTCGATGGTGAACGAGTCCTCGACCGTGCCATTCACGCGGCGCGCGGCGCGGGTCACCGTGATGCCCGAATCGCTGGCCAGGTTGGCGTCGGCCTCGACCGTGATCGTCGTGCTCGTCTTAGCCGTGACCTTGTAGTAGCCCGCGTTCGTGCCCGACAGGTGCACGATGTCGCCGACCTCGACGTCTGCGTTGCTGCTTCCGCCGACGTCCACCGTCACCACCTTGCTGCTGCCCGTGGTCGAGCCGCTGTCACCCGTGGCCACCGCCGTCTCCGCGCTGCACATCGTGCCGCCGAGCAGCAGCTCGAGGGCCTCCGTGGTCGGGCTGAACATCAGCTCGAACGGCAGCTGGCCGGCAGCGCTCTTGCTCAGGCGCACGAGCTCCTCGACGTTGCGGTCGTCGTTGATGATGTTGGACTGCTGGTAGCCCACGCGGTCGCGCATGGACTGGCCAGTCACTTGGAGCACCTGCATCGCCGGGCTAGACGGCGTGGTGCCGAACGTGGTCTCCTTCACAAGGGAGACGCGCAGGCGGTTCGAGTCGCTCATGGTTGCATATCAGCTCGGAATGGAATCTGCACAGTGCGGATGCACCAGGCGTCCTCCTGGTCTGCCGTGCCGATGACGCCCGGCGGCGGCGTGAATACGATGTCGGGCGAGGTCAGGCGCACGCCCCGAAATGCTGTGACGACCGCGTCGGCGAGATCGATGCTCGCCCCGTCGCCCTTGGCGATCGGCGTGAACAGACGCGCCGTGGCCGTGCCCATCATGCGATAGCGCACCGTGCCCATGCTGATCTGCTGCTGGTCGTCGATGCCGATCATGAACCGACACCAGCTGGCCGAGATGCTCGAGGGCTCCGGGCCGTTGTCGTAGACCACGTCGATGGACTGGCCTGTGCCGATCTCCGTGGCAAAGCGCCCGCGGATGGCGTCGAAGATGTCGGCCTGGTCGGTCATCTGATCCGCCTGTATTTCTGGAGCAGCTCGCGCACGGTCGGGCCGACCATGCCATCCGGCGCGCTCTTAGACCAGCCGCCCTCAAGGCGGTCCATGTAGGGCAGGAGGTTCGACAGGTAGGCGATGCACGGCTCGTCGATGCGCGAGATGCGCTGCATGCCCTTGGTGATGGTCTGGTTGCCGCCCGTGTCGGTGCCGCTCACCTCGTTGGTCGGCCGGCGGTTGATGGTGATCTGCCAGTTCTTGCGCGCGTGACCGCCGACGTAGCCCTTCGGCAGCGGCGGTAGCCCGCGCTGTGCGCGCTCAATGTTGCGCTTCCAGCGCCTGCGGTTACCCACGGGCGTCTTCATGACGGTCTTGGACAGCGCGTCCGCCATGATCGTGCGCTG